AAGATGCGACCACCGCATCTTTGGTATTCAAGAACGCTCTGGAACAGCGTGAGGCGGTTCAGAAGCCACTTGAATCTCTACCAATTCAGGGTGAGCCTGATGCGGTGGTAAACGAAGCCGAAGCATTGCTTGCCGCTTTTGAAGCGCGTGAGTTGGTTAAGGCACTTGAAAAACGCATTTAAAAGGAAATTTAAAATGTCTATGGATAAAGTACTGGAAAAAGTTGACGCGATTGCCGTGTCTAACGAATCCAAAATTGAAGCGGTGAAAGCCGAAGTCGCCACAACTGTGGAATCTGCAAAAGCAGAAATTCAAGAGAAATTAACCGCTCTGGAAGCCAAAGTTGCCTCTATTCAAGTCCCCGAAATTATCCGCGCACCCGCAAAGACAATTCGTGGCGATGTTAACCGCATGGTTAAAGAGCAATTGCGTGATTTCCATAAAACAGGCGGTCGCTTGGAAAAAGAAATCAAACTGTGGGAATCTGTTGACCAGCATAACGCATACTTGCGCGAAGCCTCAACATTGACAGGCTCTGGCGCTGGCATCGGTGGTCGTACCGCTTATGACCCCGTGTTCCACGCTTTGCGTTTGATGAACCCTATGCGCGGCGTGTCACGCACTGTTGCGACTGATGGTTCAACCTACCAATTTAGAGCAAAAACCGGCAATGCTGGACCTGCTTGGGGTTATACAATCCAAAACAACGGCGCGGCTACAACTGAAGCAACGAACATTTGGCAATTGAACCTTGCCGATTTGAACGTTCAGTTCCCAATCCGTACCGCCGCTTTGGACGATATTGATGGTTTGGAAAGCAACGTCGTTGACGACATGCTCAGCGAATTCAGTGCCGCTGAAGGCCAATCCATGATTATCAATAACGACCAATCCGGTTCTACCACCACATCAACTGGTGGCACATCTGGTTTGCGCGGTTTGAATTCATACCCCGGTGCAAATTCCACCTACACAGGCGGCACAATCAGCACAGCGGCTTTCGGTTCTAGCGGTTCTGCTACATCCGATGGTTTGCACAGCATTGCAACGTATGACCAATTGACCACAAACGGTTTTGGTACTGCAAACAATGTGACATTTGCTGACATTATCAATTTCATCCACCTGTTGCCACAACAATATTGGACTCCATCTGCCAAATTTGTCGTGTCACCTTTGATGTTGGCTGGAATTCGCGGTTTGGTTGACGACAACGGCACACCTGTGTTCGAACGTATGTCACCATTGGTGTACGAAGGTATCGTTGGTAAGTTGCTTGGTTTCGACGTTGTTGTTAACAACTACATTGAAAGCCCAACCGCTTCTGGTGGTTCTGCCGGCACTAACAGCCAGTACCCAATGTACTTTGGTGACTGGAGCCGTGGTCATACAATCGTGGACCGCCTGAACATGGTTCTGCGTCGCTACGACCAAACAGCCCCAGGATTTATCACATTCTTCGGGGAAAAACGTCTGTGTTCCAGCATTGTTGATCCATTTAGCATTATTCGCTATCGTTCAACAGCCACTGGTGCTTGATGAAGTGGGGAACTTCGGTTCCCCATTTTTCTTTTGTTAAAGGATATTGAAATGAGTGCAACCCAAAAAATTCTAGACGGCATCAAATTGGCGATTGCCGAAAATCGTAAAGTAACAATCGACTTGCGTGAAGCATCGACATTGACTGGCTCGGGCTTGGATATTGGCGGTCGCACTTATTTCGATGACGCTTTTTCAACATTGCGTTATGCCAACCCATTCCGTATGGGCACACGCAACATTAAAACGCCCAATTCTTCTGCTGTTCAGTTTGTTGCCAAAACTGGTAACGCAACTGGCGCAAACCCATGGAATCCAAACGCAACACCTAACACCGGTTCGCCCGACACGGCAACTGCTTATTGGGTTATGCCTACCCGAATCATTAACGCCCAATTGCCTGTTCGTACAGCCGCATTGGACGACATTAATGGTATCGAAGAAGCCCTGTTGGCTGACCTTGCATTAGAATTTAGCCAACAAGAAGGTGCGTCTATGGGCACAAACAACGACCAATCTGGTTCAACCACAACCACCACAGGCGCGACATACGGCTTGCGTGGTTTGGATACGTACTTGAGTGGTTCAGCGGCTTATGGAACAAGCGGTACAGCCATTACAAACGGCATTCACACATTGGTGACAACATCATTGGGTGGAACTACACCGACTTATAACAAGATTACAAACATTGCCAATTCATTGCCAGCGCAATATTGGGCATTGCCAACAACGGCATGGCACATGACACCAACAATGATTCAAACTTTGCGTCAGTTGAAAGACACCGCAGGTTTGCCATTGTTCCTTGAATTGGGAGAACCCGGTGAAGGTGGTGCAGTTGGTTCAATCTTCGGATGGCCTGTTATCCCCAATTCATATTTGTCAGAAACTTTCCCCATTTATTTGGCAAATTGGGATAGATTCATGACCATTGCAGACGTTGAAGAAATGTCCGTACAAGTATTTGAACAAACAGCACCCGGTTTTGTTACCATTTACGCCGAACGCCGCCTTGCAAGCACCGTCCGTGACCCGTTTGCTGGTGTGCGTGCATCTGCGGCTTAATTTAAGGAACAGTCATGGCTGTTGAAAATCTAACACTTGCACCGTTTTACGCGAACAATCGTAATCCGTACAACTATGCAAAGATGGAACAAGTTGACCGCGATGTGGTCACGCCATGGCTTACGCTTGATGAAATCACGCAACAATTAAATCTGTTCCAAGACGAAAGCCAAGATTCATATCTGCAATCGTTGGAACTTGCCACACGCATGGCAATTGAAGATTATTTGGGCATCGCAATTTATCCAACCACATGGCGCGTGTATTACACCAATTTTGGTTTGTATAACACTGCCGTTTATTTGGATTTGCCTGAAGTTTCAGGTCCAACGCAATCGCGTCCGGGTGTAACCATTGATTGTGTTGAGTTTTACAGCACATCAAACACTGTGCCTGTGGTAATTGCGTCAACAGAATATTCATACGACCCAACGGGTAACCGCGTTATTTTGAACACGATTCCAAACACGTTAAATCAGTTTGTTGAGAATCCAATCATTGTGACGTACACCCAAAGTTCGGGGTTTTTGTCCACGTTCCCTGTTATTAAACAGGCGGCTTTGATGTTGTTAACCCATTTGTATAACAACAGGTCAAACACAACCGATGGCAGATTGCATGAAGTTCCGTTTGGCGTTGCCACCTTGCTTCGTCCTTACAAACCACTGGTGATGTAAATGGCAATTGCTCGCTTTGAGAACATTCGCATAAACCAATTAACCTTTGGCGCAAGTTCCTTTGGTGAGCAATCCACGACCATAACAAAATGGTTTGATACGCGTGCGCGTGTTCATTCCGTTGCCAATCATGTTCGCATTTCAGAAAAATATCGTGTTTATGCTGACGTTGTTGAATTTACGTTGAATTACACGCCTAACACCAGAACAATTGTGGACAGTCAAAACTTATATTCAATTGAATGGAAAAGCGTTAATTGGCGTATTGACAGCGTTCGCGAATCCGATGACCGCATGACAGTTAAATTCTTGTGCGTCCGTAACGACCCCGTGGTGGCAGTATGACAGCACAAACTAACGTTGTTAATTACGGCAAAGCAATCCAATATCAATTGGCTAATATTGTCACGCCTGTGCCCGTTTATGCGGCGTTTAACCGCAATTTTGCAACACAGCCAAAGTTTCTAGTGTGGATGCTTAGAAACGTGCACCAAGACGTTTATACCGGTTCGTATCAATCGGTTAAGGGCATTGACAGACCAGTTTTTCAAATCAGCGTGTTTACACAGCAGATAGAAGATGGTTTCACAATTTCCAATCAGATACTACAATCGCTACACGGTTATAGCGGTATGTTGGGAAACCCTGCTGATGGTGGTTTTTATATTTCCAAAGCGGATTGCCAGTGGCTGTATAACAGTTACGACAATGAAAATAAGTTGGCGCAAATCTTTATTGATTGCACAATAGATATTCCAACATAAGACACGATTGTTCAACTCTTTAAAGGAAACTCAAAATGGCTTTACCAAGTAAAATTTTGCCCGGCTTTAGTGCAACGCTATACGCACAGCCGACAACAACTCCAACACCGTTGACCACTTCTGCATTGTCAACCTATGCTTCTGTTTCTGCTTTGGCAGTTTCTGGCAATTTGGTTCCTGTTGAAGCAATCCCCGCATTTGGTCAGGACGATGCTGTTGCATCTTTTGGCGTTGCTGGTTCACGTCAATCGGACAAAATCCCCGTTCAATCTGCACCTACAAGCATGAGCATTACAGCCGCTTGGAATCCTAGCGACACAGTTTTGCTGATGCTTCGTGGTGACGCTTATAACGGCACAATTGACCGCACGTTTGTTATTAGCGCAACTGATGGCACTGGAATCGTGAATTACGCGTTCAACGGTCGTGTTAGCCAATGGACAATTGATTCCGCACCCGGTGCTGAAGCCAAGGTTACATTCACAATTCACCCCCGTGGTAACCAATACGGCTGGTCAAACAGCGTTTAATCATGACGATTAAAGACGCAGTAACATTATTGACGACTACGTACTTGCCCTTTGACCTTGCGGTCAGGGGCATGGACCTAGACCCCAAAGAAGTTGCTGATGCTTTGGCAAGCGCGGCTGACGGGTCTGAAGAACAAACTGCATTGCAGTTTTTGGCATCATATTTCCCTTATGTGCCTCCCAAGAAAACAAAAGAATAAATATGACAACGACAATAAAAGACACAAACGATTTGTTGGGTTTCCTAGTAAGCCAAGCCAGTGAACGCAAAGACTGGTTTGGCTTTTCTCAGCAACGTATGACTGCGGTTACGCTTGCGCATCAGATTGCTCAGAATCATGCCGACAAATTAACGCCCGAAGAAGTCGTTGATTACGCGTTGCAAGTTAATCACCTAATTTTTCATAAAATTATCAAGGCGGGTTAAACCATGCAAGTATCTTTCAAAGTTGAAGGTTTGAAAGAGGTGCTTGCCGCATTTGATGAACTTGCTGGTGAAATTGGTGATAAAAAAGCCCGAAGCAAAATATTAGTTCCCGCTGTACGCGAGGCAATGAAGCCTGTTCTTACCACGGCAAAATCAACCGCGCCTGTTGATACTGGTGCATTGTCAAGAACACTGATTGTTGAGGCTAGACGTCCAACAAGAAAAGACAAACGTTCAAAATACATCCACGAAACGGATACAGTCATTGCGGCTGTAACGACAAAAGCGTTTCCAAAGAAACTTAAAAATCAATTTTTTGCAGAAAATGAATCTTTGTATCGTTCTGATAAAAAAGAATATCGAGCAAAATTTAAAGAATTTGCATATTCAATTGATTTCCCATATGACGCAAGAGCAATAGCGCAAGAATTTGGTTCTGCCCATAACGCGGCACATCCATTCTTGCGTCCAGCAATGGAAAGCCAAGCCCCACAAACCGCAAAAAGGCTTGGCGAAATTATCGGTAGGCGGTTACTTCAATACAAGGCAAAACAGAAATGACAAAGTTCGCAAATGCGTTTGGTGAAAAATACCAAGCCAATAAAAAGAATTTATTGACCCGTTCATTTGAACTTGGCGGTCATACATTTAAAGTCCGTATTCCATTGGTTTCAGAATCAGATGAAATTTATAAAAAAGTTGCTGAACCTGATGACGATACTGTGCAAAAAATCTACGTAGAAATTACTTCTTCATTGCGTCAATTTGAAACAACGCAAACTGAAGAATTTAAATTTACGGATAACGATGTAATTGTTGACGGACGTTCCATGCGTGACGCGGCTAAGAACAAAGCCATTACGGAAGCGCGTATTACTGAATTTTTCAAATTGCTTGTTCCTGAATTGGAAGGTGCAAGCCTAGAAAATTTGACGTATGCCGATATCGAGGAAGAATTCCCGTTGCCTGTGCAAATGCAAATTGTAGAAAAGATTGCGGAAGTTATTAGCCCCACATATAAGGAAGCGCGGGGAAACTAATACGCTCGTTGAAAAGCCAATGTCAAGCGGCAATGATTTTCAACGGGCATACTTTAGAAACAATACAAGACATTGATGATGTAACCATGGCAAACATCCAAACGATGTATGCCGATGGACTGGTTGGGAATTACGGACTGTTGACGCAATTAGCAACGCTGACAAACGGCGTGTTTAACTATATGCGACCATCAAACGCACCTCCGTATAAACTAGCCAATGTTCTAGGTAATGCGTATGATTACATCTATCCACCATTGCCTGACAGTGATAAACAAACGGCTGTAAACGATAGCCTTTTAATGTTTATGACACAGGCGCAGGGGTTTGATAAAAAATTGTTTGAGGTAAAACATGGCTAATATGATTGCCCGCCTTGGCGTTGTTCTAGGCTTAGATTCTGCGGAATTCAGCCGAGGTTTAGATGCCGCTGGCAAAAAACTAGAACAATTTAGCCAATCAGCAGAAAAATTTGGAAAAATTGGTGCTACGGCTTTGGTTGCCGCCAGTGCCGCCGCCATTAAATATGCTGACGAACTGGCAGACGTTGCTGATGCCAACGAAGTTGCCATTGGTACAGTATTGCAATTGTCCAATGCGCTTGCCGCTTCAGGTGGTCAAGCAGATAACGCCGGCAAAATGCTGTCTGCGTTTACCAAGTTTATTGACGAAGCCGCTGGTGGTTCAGACAAGGCACAAAAAACTGCCATTGCTTTGGGCGTTAGTTTAAAAGATTTAGGCAAATTGTCCCAAGAGGAATTGCTTAATAAACTGATTGCTAATTTAGCAAAAATTGAAGACCCAATTACACGTAACGCCAAGGCAATGGAAATATTTTCCAAAGCCGCAAAAGGCGTGGACATGGTTGGGTTTGCTGACAAAGTTTCTACAACCAACCCATTAATTGCCGAACAAGAAAAAGCAATTAAAGACGCGGCAGAAACTTATGATTTATTGGCAAAAACATCCCGCGATGTAATGCTTACATTGGCTACGCAACTGGGTCCTGTTTTAAAACTAAGCATTGATTACATTAAAGAACTTGCTGGCGAAACAAACATATTAGGTCAAGTATTTAAAACTGTATTCCAATCCGTTGCTGTTGCGGCGGCAAACGTTGCATTTGTTATTGAAGGCATCGTTGCACAATTCCAAACAACAATATCAATTTTTAAATCATTAATTCCGGGAACGGAAGCCGAAACCACAGGGCTTATGTCCCGTAGTGCGTTGGAAGCAAAAATCCGAAGGGATAAATTAGATTTTTTCTACGCTCAGGTAATGGGTGAAACAGTTGGGCGTAATCCCAATGACCCACGCCGTACAGATTATTTAAAATCCAAATCGGAAACTGGCGGTGGTCGAGCCGTTGCTGAATCCAAAGAAGCAGAAGCGGCTAGAAAACGTCAAATGCAGATTTACGCACAAGGCGCGGCAAATGCTCAAAAAGCGGCTGAAGAAGATGCCAAAGCGCGTGCTGAATTCTTTGCAAGTTATGAAAAAGGAAACGCCGCTGTTGCTGAACGTCAACGTTTAATGGGCATTGCGCTTGATAACGAAAAAGAAATGATGTTGTTGGAAATGAAAGCAACAGGCATGCGCCAAGAAGATTTCACATTGGAACGGGAACGTTTGCAAATTCGACAGCAATTGGCGGCTAATTTAGAAGAATTGGATAACCGCAGGGATTTAACTGCAACAGCCCGAGCCGAAGCCGAAGCGCGTGAAGTTGAATTGGCAAACAAAGCATTGGCAATTGCGCATCAGCGTTACCAATTAACATTGCAAACTCGCCAAGGTTCATACGAAGAAGGCTTTGCAAAAAGTGCAATGCGTTTCATACGCGACATGCCAACCGAATTAGAACAAGGTGCAAAAGCATTTGATTCATTAATGGGCAACATGGAATCAGCAATTGACCGCTTTGTTAGAACAGGCAAGATTGGTTTTAAAGACCTTGCCAAAAGCATCATTCAAGACATGATTGCTATTCAAATGAAAGCGGCGGCATCTAATTTTTTAAGTGCCATGTTTGGTTCAATGTTTGGCATGCGTGCAAACCCGTATCAGCCAGCCGCAATGACAGGCGTTCCGGGTTACGCGGATGGTGGTTCACCTGCCGTTGGACAACCAAGCATTGTTGGTGAACGTGGTCCTGAATTGTTTGTGCCACGTACAGCGGGAAGCATTATTCCAAACCATGCATTATCTGGAATGGGCGGCACAACCAACGTAACAAACAATTACATTAATGCTATTGACACCAAGTCGTTTGAAGAAAGATTGCTTGGAAGCCCTAATGCGGTTTGGGCGGCAAATCAATACGCCGGTAAATCATTGGCAGTGAATCGAGGTCGAGCATGAGTTTCCAAACCATCTTTGAAATACAGCAATCCATGACGGTGAATAATCGCCGTACTGTTGGACAACAAGTGGCGCGTTCTGGATTTATTACAGTTGCGCAATACCTGACCGCAGTGCCTTGGGTGTTCACAATCCAACCACATGCGTATTTGTATTACCCACAAGTTCGTGACGTTATCCAAAGCATTGACAATTTGGACAGGCAATTGCCCGAAACTATTACGTTCAATAGTTCCAATTTATCTTGGTTTACCGAAATGCGCGGTACGGCTACGGCGGCTACTTTAAATGGTGCGCCTGTTGCTAACACACAAACACTTGCGTTAACGTCCAATGGAACATTCAAGGCGGGTGATTTCATTATGGTTAGTGGTTACACGTACAAAGTAACTGCTGACAGTGCGGGTTCATCCGTAAGCATTAATCGTCCCTTGATTGGTACACCCGCATCAGGAACAACTGTTTACATTGGCAATGCTTGCACGTTTACAGTTGTTGCTGAATCATGCCCAACATATACACTTAACCCAATGACGGATGGTGCGTTTGTTCAATGGGATGCGCCATTTGTTTTCCGTGAGTACATAACATGACAACCATAAACGCCGTAACAGGCTCACAAATCAATCATGCAGAATTTGTAAAATTGACTGTTGGAACAGCCGGAACGATTTACACGTTTTGCAATGCCGCCGCACCCATTACAGTGGGTGGAATTACGTTTACAAATCTTGGTGCTTTGCTTAATGTTGGTGACGTACAGCGCGATATTAAGGCAACGTCTGATGACATGACCATTGCGTTAACAGGCATTTCATCTACAAACATTGCGCTTATTTTGTCAAACGACATTAAAGGCTCATTGGTGGAAGTGTGGCGTGGTTTCTTTGATTCCAACAACCAAATTATCACAACGCCAACAACGCAGTTTTTTAAACGCTATCAAGGCATTATTAACAGCGTTTCCATTACCGAAGATTTCAATACGGAAATGCGTACACGCGTGGCAACATGTTCAATTTCATGTTCGTCCATGCGCCGTGTTTTAGAAAACAGATTGTCAGGCGTAAAAACAAATAAAAGCAATTGGCAATTTATTTACGGCACAAGCGAAACATCAATGGACAGGGTATCTGAAATATCCAATACGTTCTTTGATTTTGGTTCGCCTCCCAAAACACAAACACAAGCAAGCGAAACTACTGTAACAATGGATGGCGGTGGTGATGGCGGTGGTAATGGCGGCGATTAAAAATGATAAGACAAGCAACAAGATACGACATTCCAAGATTGTTAGAAATTGTGGAGGCATATGCGTATGAGAACCCAATTAAAAAACTTGGTGAATCGCATAACCATTTCCCCCGTTATGTTGAAGAACTATTGTTTAGCATCATTCAAGGTCGCGGGTTTATTTTTGTGGACACGCATCTTAGAGGTGCAATCGTGGCTTATAAAAGTTCTAACATTTGGTCACCCAAAGTAAAAGAATTAAATGAATTGCTATGGTGGGTTGAACCCGAACATCGCAATGGAACAGTTGGTGGTCGGCTTTGGAAAGCGTTTGATGAACGTGCCAATGCCATGTTAAAAATGGGCGAAGTGGATTTGGTTTTAACCTCAATTTCGGCAAACGGTCCATTGATTGATTACACGCGCAGGGGTTATAAACCAGTTGGCGCAACTTTCGTTAGGGAATAAAAATGGTTTCGACACTCATTGCGGCTGGCGCAAATTATTTGGTAACAACGTTTGGAATTAGCGTTACAGCGGCTACGTTTGCCGTTAGTTTTGCATTGTCACAAGTTGTTTCTCGCATATTTGCTGAGAACCCAGAAACACAGCAAGACATGGGTGTACGCCAACAAGTGCCACCCAGTGCGGTTAACGCTATACCCGTGGTGTACGGTGATGCTTATATGGGCGGCACGTTTGTGGACGCGGTATTAACCACAGACCAAAAGACAATGTATTACGTCTTGGCAATTTCAAGCATTAGCCAAGCCAACGCCACATTGGGAACAAGCGCGGGTGTGTTTAATTTTGGCACAACCAAGATGTACTACGGCGACCGATTAATCACGTTTGATGGAACTGATTTAACCAAGGTGGTTAGCCTAACAGACGAAGCGGGTAACGTTGATACAAAAATTAGTGGTAATTTGTACATTAATCTTTATACATCATCAAACGCGGGTGTTATTACGTCTGCAAATGGCGCGTCTGCACCAAGTACCGTTATGGGCGGTTCAGACATTGCTGTTGCGCAAAGATGGCCTTCGTCTAACAGGCAAATGAACAATTTGGCTTTTGCCATTGTCAAACTTGTTTATAACCGCGATGCAGACACTACCCAATTGCAACCAATTACGTTTAACGTAAGCCATTATCCCAATGGTGCAAGCGTTGCAAAACCCGGTGACGTTTGGTTGGATTACATTACAAACAAATCTTATGGCGGTGCAGTTGGATGGTTGCCTGATGGTTCTTTTACTGCCGCGTATGTTGACACAACGTGCGTGACTACATTAAACGCGTATTCAGACGCAACAATTACCTACACACCATCTGGCGGTGGTTCACCCGTTACGCAAGCGCGTTACCGCATTAACGGCGTATTGGATGCGGGTCAAACAGTGTTGTCAAATATTGACCGCATTATGTCGGCTTGCGATTCGTGGATGACATATAACGCGGCATTGGGTCAATGGTCGGTTGTGATTAACAAAGCCGAATCCGCATCGTATGCGTTTACTGATAACAACATTGTTGGCGATATCCGATTAAGCGCGACAGATATTACATCATCAATTAACCAAGTTGAAGCACGTTTCCCGTTTAAAGAAAACCGCGACCAAGCATCATTTGTTAATTTGCAAACGCCAAGCGGATTACTGTATCCAAACGAACCGGTAAACAAATATTCCATTACATACGATTTGGTAAACGATTCCGTTCAAGCGCAATACCTTGCCAACCGATTGCTTGAACAAGCGCGTGAGGATTTAATCGTTTCATTTAATACTACGTATTACGGCATTCAAGTTGATGCTGGAAACGTGGTTAGCGTTACCAATGCTGATTACGGATGGTCAAGCAAATTGTTCCGAGTAATGAAAGTAAACGAAGCATCATTGCCTGATGGTTCATTGGGTGCGCGTTTGGAATTAACCGAGTACAACGCCCAAATTTATGACGACCAAGACATTACGCAATTTACGCCCGTACCAAATTCTGGGTTGTCTGCGCCTAGTTATTTTTCATCGTTAGCCGCGCCTAGTGTTACGGGGTATCCAAGCGCAACCATTCCAAATTTCAGCGTTACTGTGTTTATTCCAGTTACAGGACGGGTTACTTTTGCAAATCTTTTCTTTACGACAAGCGCAACACCAACAGCGGCTGATTGGCAATTGTTAACAACGGCAACCACAAGCAACAGTCAACCCGTTACCAACAATTCTTATTACACATTTACAAATTTAACTTTAAACACTGACACATATTATTTTGCTTACCTTGTGGGTAATGATGTTAGCCAATCTGTTTTAAGTTTATCAAGCACCGCATTTGTTTGGTCACCTGTTGCGGGTGTTGGTCCAACGGGTCCAACGGGGGGAACGGGTCCAACCGGCAGTTTGGGTCCAACTGGCGACATTGGCGATACAGGACCGCGTAACGCGCAAGTTTATTTTTACTACAACAATGGGCAACCAAGCGCACCAACACCACCAACAACATCACAAGTTGCGTATAACTTTTCAACGCAAACTGCAAGTATTACAGCATCTGGTTGGAGTACAACATTTAGCCCAAGTTCAGTTTCAACTACATCGGCTGACAATAAATATTGGGCAGTTCTTGTCGTATTCCAAGAAAGTACTTATGGCGGTTCTTATAGCGAAAACATAAGCACAGTATTTACTTGGCAAAATTTGGATGGTTTGGTAACTTTTACTAACCTTGCCAATTCCGTTGGTCCGGGTGGAACAACAACCACGTTTATTGATGGTGGCGCAATTACCGCTGATTCGCTTTCAGTAAACAAAGTTGAAAACAATACAAGCGGAACATTCAATTCGTTTGTGACATTTGGTTTGGGTACGGGTACAGGTATTGGTGGTTATTCTAGTGGCGGTGCTTTTACCTCAAGCAATTTATCTTATTACGGGATATTAGCCGCAAACAATTCAACAGGATTTGCAATTGGCTCGGGAACTAGAAATACAACTAGCGCAGATATTGGCGCAATTGTTGCAGTTGGATATGGCAATTCAGGTTTTACAACTTTTAGAACTGCGGCATATTTAGGCACTGGTGTTTCAGGTGGCACTTTTATGAGTGGTGGCGCAGGGGCTATTCAGTCTGCCGTTACCGCTGATATTCGTTTGGCTTATTACACGGGTGGCACTTCATACGCGTATTACATCGTATCGGGTGCGGCATATCCATTTACAGCGGGTCACGATGGTTTGCAATTGCTTACCGAATCTATCCCTGAAATTGGGGATTTAATGGTTGATGTGTCATTGGTAGCCGCACCTAATGTTAACGATTCAATTACACAAATGACGGTAACAACATCCGCTAATCAAAAAGGTGTTATTGGCGTGTTTACTGGTGTTTGTGGCAATGAGTTTGTTCCCGCTTCTTTGGGTTATTACATTGAAGGCGTACAAGGTTCAATGAACAATTTTGTTATAAAACCCGAATACGCCAATATCTATGACACGTATCGACCAATTGGCGTTAATGCTATTGGTGAGGGAAAAATCAATGTTTGTGGTCAAGGTGGCGACATTGCCGTTGGTGATTTTATTGTTGCAAGCGATACGGCTGGCAAAGGTATGAAACAAGCGGATGATATGTTTTATAGTTACACAATTGCAAAAGCCCGTGAAGCGGTAACTTTTTCTAGCCCAACCGAAGTAAAACAGATTGCGTGTATTTACATGGGTGGCTAAAATATCAAAAAACAAGACACCACTAGCCCGCAAGAATTGCGGATGTTCTATCTAAGTTTAGGGAACCGCTATGGCGATTTTCAATAAAAATACCCTTGCTCAAGTCAGCGGGTTTGACAACCCCATTCTCGCGGGTGAATTGGTTTGGGACCAACAAACGTATTGGAATCTCACGTTTACCAATTCCGTAACTGGCGCACCAATTAATTTGATAGGCGCAACCATTGACGCGCAAATTGTCCGTCGTCAATTGTCTAATATTATTGATACACGCAATGGTTTGACATTTGATATTGCTGATTACACGCCTACCCCAACAGCCATTCCATTAACAGTTACTAACATTGTTGCCGCAAGCGGTTCATGCACGTTGGTAATTGACGCTGGCGCATGGTCGTTAATGAGTACAGACCCCGAATTAGAAATTAACGCCACTGACCCCGTTGGTTATTCAGGTCGCGTTAAAGTAAGTTTCCCGCAAGTTGGTTCTACGCCACCAGATGATTCAATTATTTTCTTGTTGTTCTTGGTTCGTAGCGATGGGGTAATTGTTTTATGAGCAACATCAAAGTTATTGTTCAAGATGGCAACAATGTAAACCTACAAGTAACGCCACAGCCCCGAATTGATTTAAGAATTGATAGAGCAATTAGCGGTGCAACTGGTCCAACGGGTCCCCAAGGTAGCGGTCCAACTGGTCCAACAGGCCCAACTGGTGCGCCTAGTACGGTCCAAGGACCAACGGGTCCGACTGGTTCATCTGGTACATCTATAACTGGACCAACGGGTCCAACGGGTTCACCATCCACTGTTGCTGGACCGACTGGCGCAACTGGACCCACTGGTTCGCAAGGTGGTGTTGGAAATGTTGGACCCACCGGACCACAGGGCGTTCAGGGAATTCAAGGAATACAGGGAGAAGTTGGACCCACTGGCGCACAAGGAAATATTGGCGCAACTGGACCAACTGGAAATGTTGGACCAACTGGAAGCGTTGGACCTACTGGCAATCAGGGCAACGTTGGACCAACTGGACCCACAGGCGCGGATTCTACGGTTGCCGGACCCACAGGCGCGACTGGACCAACTGGTGCGCAAGGTAGCGCATCAACTGTCGCTGGACCAACTGGTCCACAAGGCGTGCAAGGCATTCAAGGCGAAGTTGGCGCTGTTGGACCGACCGGACCCACGGGCACACAGGGAAACAGCATTACTGGACCAACTGGTCCGACAGGTGCGCAAGGCAACGAAATTACTGGACCAACAGGTGCGTCTGGTCCGACTGGACCGACTGGCGCGGATTCCACAGTAGCAGGACCGACTGGTCCGACAGGACCAACAGGCGCGGCTGGTGCTGACGGTCAATCATCTTCGTATTACCAATATTTAGCCGATACAACTCAAACATCAGGCACACCAAATTCAGGTGATGTGTATTGGAATAATGCGACACAAACATCAGCAACCGAACTTGTTTTTAGCCATTTAACAAGCAACGGAATTGATGTTGATTTGTTCTTAGGTTTCTTAAAAACAAACGACAACATCATTTTGCAAGATGCAAACAATTCAGGTAATTATCAAAAATGGGTTTTAACTGCTAACCCGACAACAATACCAAACACTTCGGTTACTTGCCCTGTTACGTTGGTAACTTCTGCGGGTACGGGTACAACTGGTTTTGCAAACAATCATAATTTGATTGCCGTATTGCAATCCGTTGGTGTTGTTGGCCCAACTGGTGCAACAGGCGCAACTGGTCCAACTGGTGCTGATTCAACTGTTGCCGGACCTACGGGACCCACTGGCATACAGGGTGCTGTCGGACCAACTGGAAATCAAGGCGATGTTGGACCAACTGGCGCACAGGGAAATGTCGGACCCACTGGACCCACTGGAAGTCAGGGAAGTCAGGGAAATGTTGGACCGACCGGACCACAAGGAATTCAAGGAATTCAAGGCGTGCAGGGCGATATTGGACCTACGGGACCCACTGGCGCAAACGGCACAAATGGAAATGTTGGACCAACTGGACCAACCGGACCAACTGGTGCAGATAGCACTGTTGCGGGACCCACTGGACCGACTGGCGCGACTGGTGCGGCATCCACGGTCGCTGGTCCAACTGGTGCGACTGGCCCTACGGGTGCTGACAGTACAGTTGCCGGACCAACTGGACCGCAAGGCGTACAGGGAATTCAGGGTGTTCAAGGAAATGTTGGCCCAACTGGACCCACAGGAAATATTGGACCGACTGGTTCTGCATCAACTGTGGCTGGACCAACAGGTCCGACTGGTAGCACAGGACCCACTGGTCCATCAGGTTCGTTAAACACATTCTTGCCAGTATTAACCTATGCTTTAACTACTGTACAAGTGGCTATTGCGGGAGGTTATCTTGCCGTTTTAAATCACGGTGGCACAACAATCAATGTACCCGTTTATTGAGGTAAAAAATGACTGCACGATACCCATTAGTTCTTAACGGAACAACAATTCAAGAATTGCAAAGCGGTGATGTTGCCGATTTGCCATCAGGTCAACCATTGACAAACCCTGCGGTAACTAACTACACCGAAACGCCATACACGGCTAATAGTTCAACCGCAATTACTTTGGCGTTAACCAATGGTACGGTTCAGATTATTACCCTAACAGGAAACGCAACAATCACAATGCCTAGCGCGGTTAGCGGCAAATCGTTCATCATGTTTTTAAAGCAAGATGCAACGGGTTCGCGTACCGTAACTTGGTCAACGGTTAAATGGGCGGGCGGTACTGCGCCAACGATTACATCAACCGCAAGTAGGCAAGATATTTATTCGTTCTTTAGCGATGGAACGAATTGGTATGGCGTTACAGTTGGTCAGAACTACACACCATAAGGGGTTTGAATGTTTGCGGCATCTAAAACTTCTACACCATCGGGCGGCGGCCCTGACCCACAATTTAACTACGTCACTATGCTATTGCATGGTGATGGGACTAATGGCGCACAAAACAATACGTTCTTAGATAGCAGTACAAACAACTTCACGATCACCCGAAACGGCAATACAACTCAAGGTTCTTTCTCGCCTTATGGGTCTAATTGGGGTGTTTATTTTGGGGGTGTTGGAAACTATTTAACAACTGCTACGTCTGCATCAGGTTTTAGTTTTGGAACAGGCGACTTTACAATTGAGTTTTGGATTAACTCAAATCAAACAACTAGATGTGACCCAATTGGACAAGATAATACATTTAGTTCTTCGGGATGGTGGGGGCTTGTTTTTAATCGTTCATCAAATAACACGATGGAATGGTTTGAAAACACAAATTCTAGAATTTCCGCTACTTCTGTTACTTGGAACAATGGGCAATGGAATCATGTTGCAGTTACACGAAATGGCAACTCTGTTCGAATGTTCTTAAACGGAACTCAAGTTGGAAGCACTTACACAACATCTTTTACTTATGGTGCTTCAAGTGTTGGAATAATTAACGGCGTTATATCAGATGGTAAAACTGACGGGCCTTTAACTGGCTATCTTAGTAATGTAAGAATTGTTAAAGGTACTGCGGTTTACACCAGTTCATTTACGCCAAGCACTACGCCACTTACGGCAATATCAGGCACATCGTTATTGACTAACCAAAGTAATCGGTTTATTGATAACAGTTCAAATGCTTTAGCAATCACAACCACAGGCACATTAAGCGTTCAACGCTTCAACCCATTTGGTGCTTCTACCGCCTATTCCACAAGCGTGATTGGTGGGTCAGGGTACTTTGATGGCACGGATGATAATTTAAGTTATTCACAACAAACTTATTCAGGCGATTTCACATTTGAATGTTGGGTTTATCAAACTGGCGCTTCTGGAAGTTATGCTCTTGTTTTTGCAAGTAACACAGCATCAGTTCAAATAATGATTGACTACCAAGGAACTGGAAAATTAACTTTTTATAGCAACAGTTCTTCAATTCAATCAGCATCTAATGTTTTCCAAAGAAACCAATGGAATCACTTGGCCTATGTAAGAAGCGGGTCAACAGTTACTATTTACTACAACGGAACATCTGTTGCAAGTGGCACTCAAAGTAACGCTATTCCAATTAGTTTTATTGGCGGCTATTCATCTTCAGGCTATACCTTAAATGGATATATGTCGGATGCACGAATCACAACATCTGCGCTTTACACAACAACATTTACACCACCGACTGCACCATTGACCGCTATTAGCGGAACATCACTTCTTTTAAATTACACCAATGGCGCAATCTTTGACAACGCCATGATGAACGATTTAGAAACCGTGGGTAATGCACAGATTTCTACAAGTGTAGTGAAGTATGGTACGGGGTCATTGGCATTTGATGGAAATGGTGATTATCTTTCAACCCGTGCTACGCCAAATTTATCTTTTAATTCTGGTAATTTCACTATTGAATGTTGGGTTTACGCCAATGCACTTGGCCCATATAACGCTGTATTTGCACAATGGCCCGATAACGGAGGAACTACAAACAATTCCTATACTTTAGAATCCGTTGGTTCAAGCATGGATTTTTATTGGGTTTCTGCCGCAGGATTGCATGGCCCTGCAACACTTGGGACAATTACAACAGGGGTATGGATTCATTACGCTATTTGCAGAAGTGGAAATACTTTATACGCATTTAAAAATGGCGTTTTAGGAACAACCACATCAATTACACAAACATTAAATACTTCAACATCTAATGTAACTATTGGTGGTGCAGTAGCGGGCGGCGGCGATTGGATTGGATATATTGATGATTTACGCATCACCAAAGGTTATGCCCGATATACAACAAACTTTACACCGCCAACACAAGCATATCCAAACACAGGCCCATACTAAGGAAACAACATCATGCAAATTGCAATTTTGACAAACCCAATCACAACAGGCGATTACCGCGAACTGTTTGTTAATACATCATTTAGTGCCAATGGCCCAAGTGATGAATTTTTAGCGGCTAACAACGCAAAAAAAGTTAGCCTATACAAAACGCATGACCGACTTACGCAAAAGTTAGTGCAATGTGCGGCTTATGATGATGGTGAATTTGTATCAATGGTTCAAGTTGAAAACTTAACCGCTGAAGAAATCCAAGTGGCTAAAGATTCTGCAATGGCTAACATTCGCGCAACACGCAACCAATTGCTAAATGCTTGCGATTGGACACAAGCGGTTGACTGCACAATTGCCAAGAAAACAGAATGGGCAACATATCGCCAAGCATTGCGCGATTTGCCAAACGGCATTACAGAACCGCGAACATTTAGCGCATGGCCCAATAACCCCGACTATGTGCCAATGAACCCATAATAGGAAAACAATACATGACAAGAAAATTAAAGATAGCCGTTTACGCAATCAGCAAAAACGAAGAACAATTTGTAAATCGTTTTTGCGATTCTGCTAAAGATGCCGATGTAATCCTAATTTCCGATACTGGTTCAACCGATGGCACGGTTGCTAGGGCAATTGAAAACGGTGCGGTGGTTCACGACATTTGCATTTCACCTTGGCGCTTTGATAAAGCCCGTGATACCGCATTGGCTTTGTTGCCGCGTGACATTGATGTTTGTATTTCGTTAGACCTTGATGAAGTTTTAGAAGAAGGTTGGCGCGAAGAAATTGAACGCGTATGGCAAGAAAACACAACCCGCCTACGATACAAGTTTGATTGGGGTTGCGGCATCAGTTTCTTCTACGAAAAAATCCACCATCGGCACGGATACCATTGGCATCACCCCGTGCATGAGTACCCCCGACCTGATGGGCGTATTACGGAAGTTTATGCGCATACCGATATGCTATTGGTAAGCCATCACCCCGACAATACGAAATCCCGCGGTCAATATATGCCGCTACTGGAACTAGCCGTTAAAGAAGATGCGCATTGCCCCCGTAACGCGTTCTATCACGCACGGGAACTAACTTTCTATGCCCGTTGGCACGATGCCATTACAGCGTTAAATAAGTACCTTGCAATGCCCGAAGCCAATTGGCAAAACGAAAGATGCTATGCAATGCGTTTGTTAGGCAAGGCGCATGAAGAATTAGGCCAATCCGTAGAAGCGCATAAGTGGTATCGCCTAGCAATTGCCGAAGCGCCTAACACCCGTGAACCTTGGTGCGAACTGGCAATGTTCTGTTACCGCCGTAGCCTGTGGGTTGAATGTTATTCAGCCGCTAAATCCGCATTGGAAATTAAAGACAAGGCATTGGTGTACACAATGGACCCCGAAGTTTGGGGTGCTAGACCTTGGGATTTGGGTAGCATCAGCGCATGGCATCTTGGTTTAAAAGAAGAAGCCACACAACTTTTGCAAGAAGCAATAAAATTAGCACCTGACGACCAACGATTGCGAAACAATTTGCAATTTATGGATGCTGATTTTCAAACGTTTGACAAGGTAAAAAATGCCGACACCATTAGAAGCCCATGAGGAAATTTGTACATTGCGTTATGAAATGCTTTGCGCAAGAATTAAGCGTTTAGAAAGTATTATTATCCAAGCATGCGGCGTTATGCTTGTTGGTATGGCTGGCGTTATTTGGGCGTCCATTTCAAATTTCACCAAATAAATGTTAAAAAGAGTCGACCATGCGTTATTTGGTGGTCGTCTTTCTGGCATTTACAGCATTTGCGCAAAGCGGATGTAACGTTGCAGAATTTTATGGATTGGCTTATACGTGGCACAATCCAACCGAACGTCATGAAAAATTATTGCGTTGGTTGCAATTGCATGGCGACCGATGCACCAAAGAACAATTAACAAACATTTGGAATAACTTGCCCATGTGGGCGGGTACTGCTGATAGTTCAGAGATACGACAAAACATCATATCTCTGTATCAACTATTAGTGGCTAAAGAATCCAAATGATTCAGTTGCATAAATGGTATCCGTTTGTTTTCCCAAAAGAATATGACGTTAAAGCAATTGCTTTTGAAAAACGAATAGAACGGCTAGAATTTGAATATCAACAAGCGTTGAAAGCGGAAGAAGTCCGCAAAGCCGTTGAAACATACGACCTTGAGTTGTATAACAAACGGGCAAGACAACATACGATTGAACTCGAAATTTTCAGAGATACACGCCGCTTTGACAAATACGTATGACATGGCCCGACAGATATTATGCAAAACACCAAAGACAAACTGGTTTACACAGTAACAATTTGCGTAACGCTAACCCTGTGTTTCTCCGTATTAGCCATGGTGGTCGCCTTTATGTTGGGGCTGTGGGCCAAGGAAGTGGACAATGCGGAAATATTCAAAATGATTTCACCAGCATTCAGTACCCTAATTGGCGGGATGATTGGATTCCTCAGTGGTATCAAACTGAACCAAGACGATACTGAAAAACCAAAGGAGAGCAAAGATGATGGGTTTAGATGCGATATTGAATATAGGCGGGAAATTAATCGACAAACTGATTCCCGACCCCGAGGCGAAAGCGAAAGCGCAGTTTGAACTTGCAAAGATGGCGCAAGATGGTGAATTGGCTCGTTTGGCTAATGAAACCAAATTGTATGAAACCGAGCAAAACAATCTTACAGCACGCGTTGAAGCCGACATGGCTAGTGACAGTTGGTTGTCCAAAAATATTCGCCCAATGACGTTGATATTCTTATTGGTTGCTTATTCTGGCTTTGCCATTGCATCCATATTTGAATACGAAACACGCGGTGCATACGTAGAATTACTTGGTCAATGGGGCATGCTTGTCATGTCGTTTTACTTTGGTGGACGCACAATGGAAAAAATTGCTGAAAGGGTTAAAAAATGACTCCAAACTTTACGCTTGCCGAATTAACACACACCGACCACCGTGAATTGGATAACACACCAAATGAAACCGAACTTGCAAACATTCAAAGATTGGCTGAATTCCTTGAAGAACTCAAAACCGTTCTTGGCGGTAAGCCGATTATGGTCAACAGTGCGTTCAGGTCGAAAGCCGTAAACGACGCCGTAGGCAGTAAAGATACGTCACAACATCGTATTGGTTGCGCGGCTGATATACGCGTGCCTAGCATGCCTCCTGACGCGGTGGTGCGTGCAATTATTGCATCGGATTTACCATACGACCAAGTGATTCGAGAATTTGACCGCTGGACGCATGTAAGCATTCCAAATGAACCCGCACGCGCACCACGCAAACAAGCGTTAATTATTGACAAACAAAGCACTAGGATATTCGCGTAAGTGCCTCGTTGGTTAACTCCAACAATTCATGTTCGCTTATTCCGTAATGGCGTTCAAAGCCTTTGTGTCCAAGCCCATGGACGCCCGTGTTACCGCGATGATGTTCTGTACATAACCCGATAACCGGCGCGTTGTCGCGTTTACCGCCAAATCTTCGGATGTGATGAATTTCGCATGGGGATTGACCAAGCGCGAGGTAGTGGCACAAAATACAGCCAATGCTGGCAACTTGGTCATAATGCTTCTTTGTAATATTTTTCATCAAATGCGTTCAGTAAAGTCTGAGGGACAGAATAAAATTCGCCGTGACCAACGTCTTTTAGATTCTCAGGTTGCAAAAACTTCCCTCGCCCAATCCATCCGACAATCCGAATATGAGTTGGATGAATTTCGGTTAAGCTC